TAATTATTATGGAAGAAAATAAAGAATTGCTTACACCTGAAGAGGTGAAAGAGCGCAAAGAAAAGTTGACTCAGTACTATACTGAGCAAGTAGAGTTTTTAACTGTACAGTTAAGGTATGAAACGTTAGTTACTGATATTGAGGAACAGAGAGCTAAGCGCTTACAGTTTCAGGTGATGGTAGCTAATATGTTGGCTCCAGATGATGAACCTGAAGAAGAGGTTGAACAACCCAGAACACTTAAGAGGTCATGATTGTAAATCAAGTTAGTAAGAAGGTTAAGATGAGTAAGGGGGATATTGTAAAGTATCAGCTCCTCACACATTGTTATCTGGAGAGGATTACTGTTAGTAATGCTGATCTGGATTGTCTTACTATGCTTGCATTTAACGGGGAGATTGAGCTTACCGAGTTTTGTAATTATGCATCAGATGAGGGGATATTTAAAACCCCTCAGTCTGTGCGTAATGCGGTTATTAAGTTTGAACGTAAAGGGATGATTGAAAAGAATGGTAAGGGTAGGAAGATGATTAAGTTAGCCCCGGTCCTTAATGTGCAAGCAAAGGGTAATGTTTTATTAGATTATAAATTTGTAAGTCTTGAATCCGAAGAAGTATAAAGATATTTTAAAGGAGACATCTGTAGAGCTAGACATGGAACAAAAGGTTGTTAAAGCAGTGACGGACTTTTACTGGGATAAAGCTAGGAAGTCTCTCTCTTCTTTAGAGGATCCCCATGTGTTTATAGATGGTCTTGGTACGTTTAATATTAAATGGGATATTCTTCAGACTAATATCCGGAGGTATTCTGAGTATTTAGAGAATAGAGAGAACTTAATTTTTTCTAGGTATCATGTGTACCGGAGTACAGTAGATAAACTAGAGAAGATGCAAAGCTTAGAAATCAAAATGAAAGAAGAGTATGAGAAAAAGAAAGATCATAGAAAAAATAAAAAACAACAAACTGACAACTCTGTGGAATAACAAGTCTTTGATACTAGAGGGTATTAAGAATTATTTGTTTACCACGGATACTATTGAACAGATTGCTCTTGAGCGCAACACCATTTGTTTGGCTTGTCCTAACTTTGACCTTACTGGTGCAGATTGTTTAGCACCGGGTAGTCAGCCTTGTTGCTCTGCATGTGGGTGCTCGTTAAAATTTAAGACCCGGAGTTTATCCTCTGAGTGTCCTGTACAAAAATGGCCTGCTCTACTTACCCAAGAAGAGGAGGATGATTTATTATCTAAACTATGAGTGTAATATTTAAATCCCAGAATCATAAATATGAGTCGGTAGATACTGATGGTATAGAGTGGACTTCAGTGACCTCGTTTATATCTAAGTATAAGCAGCCATTTGATGCTCAAGCTGTAGCGGAGAAATCTGCTAAGTCTAAGAAGTCTAAGTGGTATGGTATGTCTGTAGAGGATATATTACAAGCATGGTCTAATGAATCTAATAGAGCTATTGACCAGGGTAACTGGTATCACAATCAGCGTGAAGCAGACTTACTCCAGTTAAATACTATTGAAAGACATGGTTGCATTCTCCCTATTATTAGGCCATTGGTCACTGATGATGTAAAGTATGCTCCTGTACAGAAGCTTGTAGAGGGTATGTACCCGGAGCATTTTGTATACTTAAAGTCTGCTGGTATATGTGGTCAATCAGATCTTGTAGAGGTGGCAAAAGGTGAAGTAAACATTACAGACTATAAGACTAATAAAGAGATTAAGAAAGAATCCTATGTAAATTGGGAGGGTGTTAGTCAGAAGATGTCACCACCTGTAAGTCACTTAGATGATTGTAATTTCTGGCATTATGCACTACAGTTGTCTACATATATGTATATTATATTGAAGCACAACCCTAAACTAAAGCCCGGAAAGATAACAATACACCACGTATTGTTCTATACAGATGGTACAGATAAATTTGGAAACCCTATTACTAAGCTAGATGATCAGGGGGAACCTTTAGTTAAAAAGATTGTGCCTTATGACTTGCCTTACCTTAAGGCAGAAGTGATAAACCTAATTAAACATAAACAAGATGCTCATTAAACTATTTGATATAGTTAATAATAAGGTGGTGCCAACAGAGCACTGCTATACAATCTCCTCTCTTAATGATATAATGACGGAATATCCGGATGACTACCTAAAAGTATATACCTATTTATTTTATATGACTTGTCCTAATCCAGATCTTAACCCTTTCTTTAATGTTCCTGAACATGAGAAGGAAGAGATTATTATGTCTGAGATTGATATGGATATTTCTACTGAGGATGATTTAATTATCCGGGGTATGAATACATGTAAGAAATTATATGAGACTCCTACGTACAGAACGTATGTGGGAATTAAGTCTATGCTAGATAGACTAGCTCATTACATGGAGACTACAGAGATTCAGCATGGTAGAGATGGTAACATCACGGCTTTAGTGAATGCTGCTGCTAAGTTTGAGCAGATCAGACAATCATTTAAGGGAGCATATAAAGATTTAGCTGAAGAACAGCAAAGTCAGGTAAGAGGAAATATAGGATTAGCATACGATCAATAATATGGAACATAGTTTATACGGATGGTTGTTTACATACAACACCTACACAAAAAACTGGAGTGCTTTTAAATCAGAGGATAAAGAAGCATATTTTAATAATACAGAATGTCCGTCTAAGATTACATCTAAGACAATTGATACATTATTATATATGATTATTAAGACTGATGGAAAGCCAGAAGAATTTGATAGTTTAGTGGATGGATGAGTTAATAGAGATACCAACCTGGGATAATGGTGAATGGACTACTACTACCTTCTCCTCTAATGAGGAATGGAGGGGGTATGTCTTGACATTATTTAAAGAGCCGGGTCAGTATAACTTTAATGAAACAGCTCTACTCTTTAACAAAGAAGCCACTAATTTTAACAAGTTTGGTTTTTATACAGTTGCCCCATTTAAGTCTAAAGATTATATCTATTACTGGAATGATCAGAAAAACAAATGTAGAAAAGGTGTATTGTATAAAGATAAAACAAATGTCTGGTACTTAACCAGGGATTATTATATGTGGTTAAACTTCCTACCTATTTATGATAAAGAGGAGAAGAAGTTTGGATTTGCTAAAGTCCGGGATGCTCAGTACCACATGGCTCTGTACGAGATCTTGGCTGAACTATATTACAAGCACGTAGCTATTCTTAAGAAACGTCAGATTGCATCATCATACTTTCATGCTGGTAAACTAATCAATTCATTATGGTTTGAAGAGGGTGTTACCCTTAAGATAGGGGCATCGCTTAAAGACTATATAAATGATAAGGGTACATGGAAGTTCTTAGATGAATATGCATCTTTCTTGAATGAGCATACAGCCTGGTACAGACCTATGAACCCGGATAAAGTAATGCTATGGCAGCAAAAGATTGAGGTAAGAAAAGGTAATAAGAAAACTGAGGTAGGATTAAAGGGTACTATACAAGGTATGTCATTTGAGAAATCTGCAACAGCAGGTGTGGGTGGTCCTTGTCAGTACTTCTTCCATGAGGAAGCAGGTATTGCTCCTAAGATGGGGGAGACATATGAATACTTACGTCCTGCATTACAATCTGGTATGGTAACTACCGGGGTATTTATTGCAGCAGGATCTGTCGGTGATCTTGATCAGTGTGAACCACTAAAGAACTTAATCATGAACCCAGAGGCTAATGATATCTTTGCTGTAGAAACTAATCTACTAGATGGTAAAGGAACTATTGGTACAGCTGGATTGTTTATTCCTGAGCAATGGTCAATGATGCCATTTGTAGATAAGTATGGTAACTCATTGGTAGACAGTGCTTTAGAGGCTATTAAGGAAGAGAGGATTAAGTGGAAGAAAGAGATTGAGCCGGACAAGTATCAGTTACGTATCTCTCAGAAGCCTACAAATATTGAAGAGGCATTTGCATTTAGGAGGGAGTCTGTATTTGCAGTGCATTTATTAGCTGCACAGTTAAGGAGGATTGAAGATAAAGAATATCCTTATGAGTTATTAGAGTTGTATAGAGATGAACACAGTAACTTAACTGTTAAAGACTCTAACAAATTACCTATATCAGAATTTCCTATCTCTAAAAAGACGGAGGATAAAACAGGTTGTTTGGTCGTGTGGGAAAGACCTAAAAAAGATCCTACATTTGGAATGTATTATGCAAGTATTGACCCGGTTTCTGAAGGAAAGACTACTACCTCTGACTCTCTTTGTTCCATTTTTGTTTATAAAGCTCCTGTGGAAGTATCTAGAGAAGAGGGTGGAGAGCAGAAAACGCATATAGAACAGGATAAGATTGTAGCAGCATGGTGTGGACGTTTTGATGATATCAAGAAAACACATGAAAGATTAGAGTTAATTATTGAGTGGTATAATGCCTGGACATTAGTGGAGAATAACGTATCCCTATTTATCCAGTACATGATCTCTCAGAGAAAACAGAGATACCTAGTTACTAAAGACCAGATCTTATTCTTAAAAGATATTGGTAGTAATGCTAGTGTATATCAGCAATATGGATGGAGGAATACTGGTACATTATTTAAAGCACATTTACTATCTTATGCTATTGAGTTTCTTAGAGAGGAAACAGACCATGATTATAAGACAGATGGTACAGTTGTAAGGACTACATATGGTGTATCTAGAATACCAGATCCTATGCTGATCAAAGAGATGTTGGCATATAGAGAGGGATTAAACGTGGATAGACTTGTAGCATTTACAGCTCTAGTAGCCTTTGCAAAAATCCAACAATCAAACCGTGGATATTTAAAACGTAGAGAAGTAAACTCTGAAAGTTTGGATAAGTCAAAAGATTTATATAAATTAAAAGTAGGGGCTTTTAGGCATATTGGAAAAAGCGGGTCTTCTAGCGGTATGCAAAGGCCAAAACAGGCATTTAAAAATTTAAAATAATGAACTGGTACATGAGTACAACAGCAATGGAAAGTGTTACAGTTAATGTAACATATATCAGTTACTATTCTGATGAAGATGAGGAAACTGTAGACATTGATATTAATGAATTATTAGAACAACCTAACACAACAATTACAGACTATGCAGTTATATAATGCTATGCAGCTTAAGGCTGGAGCAAAAGTAGAGTACAATAGGATGAGTACACTTACTCAACCTATACAATTTCTACCAAGAAAGGAGAAGGATGATGACTGGGGTGCATGGAATCTTGATTGGCTAGAATGGCAGGGTATGAAGCAGTTACGTAGAAATGCCAGAAGGCTTTCTAAGAACTACAAGCTTGCTAAAGGTATTATTGACCGGACAGATTATATTGTAGAAGAGGATGTAGAGTACGCTGAGTTAATTGATGTTCTTACCAAAGAAGATCAGTCAGCATTAGAGTTAAAGTTTTACCCAATTATCCCCAATGTAATTAATGTATTAGTAGCAGAATTTGCTAAAAGAAATACAAGGGTTAGTTTTAGGGCCGTAGATGAGATTTCATACAATGAGTTATTAGAGCAGAAAAGAGCCATGATTGAGCAGAAGCTATTAGCTGATGCTGAACGTAAGATGGTTATGAGTATGATTGAGCAGGGTGCTGATATGGAAGATCCTGAAATCCAGAAAGCATTAGCTCCAGAAAACCTTAAGTCATTACCTGAGATTGAGCAGTACTTTAAGAAAGATTACAGATCTATGTTAGAGGAATGGGCAGAACACCAAGCCCGTGTAGATGAGGAAAGATTTAAGATGGATGAACTTGAAGAGAGAGCTTTCCGTGATATGTTAATCACAGATAGAGAGTTCTGGCACTTCAAGATGAATGAGGATGACTATGAGATGGAGTTGTGGAACCCATTGGTTACATTCTATCATAAGTCTCCTGATGTAAGATACATCTCTCAGGGTAACTGGGTAGGTAAGATTGAGTTATACACTGTAGCAGATATTATTGACAAGTATGGTTACTTGATGACTGAGGATCAGTTGCGTTCTATGGAGGCTATTTATCCTACAAGAGCAGCGGGTTATCCTTTACAGGGTTATCAGAATGATGGTTCTTACTATGATGCTACCAAGTCTCATGAATGGAACACTCAAATGCCTTCATTACAGTACAGACAGTTTATGTCTACGTGGGAGCAGAATAGTACCTCTGGTAATGATATTGTTAGTTACATCATGTCTGAGTCTGAAGACTATACAGATTACCAAAATACAGACATGTTACGAGTGGCTCACATTTACTGGAAGTCACAACGTAAAGTAGGACACTTAACTAAGATTGATGAGAATGGTCAAGTTATCCAAGATGTTGTAGATGAGTCATATAAAGTTACTCAGAAACCTATCTATGATACTACACTATTCAAGAATAAGAATAAAGAAAATCTAGTTGCTGGTGAGCATATTGACTGGATTTGGATTAATGAGGTATGGGGTGGCGTAAAGATTGGGCCTAACTATCCTGCATACTTTGGTATGAATAACAACTCTGGTGGTATTAACCCTATTTACTTAGGTATTAATCAGCCAAAACCAGGACGTGTACCTTTCCAATTTAAAGGAGATGCTACACTGTACGGTTGTAAATTACCAGTAGAAGGATCTGTATTCTCAGATAGAAACACTAAGTCTACATCTTTAGTAGATTTAATGAAGCCTTACCAGATTGGTTATAACATTGTAAATAACCAAATTGCTGATATTCTTGTAGATGAGTTAGGTACTGTGATCATGTTAGATCAGAATGCTTTACCTAGACACTCATTGGGAGAAGATTGGGGAAAGAACAACTTAGCAAAAGCCTACGTTGCAATGAAGAACTTCCAGATGTTACCATTGGATACATCCATCACTAACACTGAGAATGCTCTTAACTTCCAACACTATCAGGTATTAAACTTAGAACAGACACAGCGTTTGATGTCTAGAACTCAATTGGCTAACTACTTTAAGCAGCAAGCATTTGAAGTAATAGGTATCACACCACAGCGTCTTGGAGAACAAGTGGAACAAGCTACAGCTACCGGTGTAAGAATTGCTGTATCAAACTCTTATGCACAAACAGAGACATACTTTATTAATCACTGTGATTACTTAATGCCTCGTGTACATCAGATGCGTACAGACTTAGCCCAGTTCTATCAGTCAACCAAACCATCTATTAGATTGCAGTACATTACTTCTACTGATGAGAAGGTTAACTTTGAGATGAATGGTACTGACTTATTGCTCAGAGACTTTAATATCTTCTGTACAACCAAAACTAATCACAGAGCTACTCTGGAACAGTTAAAGCAATTGGCTATCACAAACAACACCGCAGGTGCCTCTATCTATGATTTAGGTAATATCATGAAGGCTGAGTCTATTGCAGAAGTATCTCACATCCTTAAATCAGCTGAAGAGAAACAAAATGCTCAACGTCAGCAAGAAATGCAACAACAACAAGCTATGCAAGAACAAGCTTTACAAGCTAAGTCTCAAGAAGCTATGATGAAGATGCAGTTTGAATCTGAAGAGAATGAGAAGGATAGACAGAATGATATTGTTATTGCTGAGATTAGGGCTGCCGGTTATGGATCTACTGTAGATATTAACCAAAACCAGCAATCTGACTATCAAGATGCTATCAGAGATATCCGTAAGAGTGAAGAGTTTCAGCAGCAAATGGATTTAAAGAAAGAATCCGCTAGTACTCAGAAAGCTGTGAACATGGATAAGATGGCAATTGAGCGTGAAAAGCTAGCCTCACAAAGAGAGATAGCTAATAAACAATTAGAGATAGCAAGAGTTAATAAAAACAAATACGACAAGCCAGAGAAGGGTAAGAAGTAATAGCCTTATATTACAAGAAATACAGCTTTAAAAACAAATTTTTAAAGTTTATAAAAAGTAATATATTATATTCTTAATGTACAGTACAAAATAAAATAACCAACTATATGAGTGAAACCAAACCAACTGAGCAAACCACCGTACAACAAGTAGATATCAACATTGATGATATCTTTGGTGGAGCTCCGGGAGCAGATAGTATCGTGCTTCCATCAGAGGAAGAAAAGAAGCCACACTTCTTCTCTACCCCTAAAACAGATTTAACGTTCTTAGACAGACAAGAGGAGGATGAAGATGGCAACATCAAGCCTGCAACTCAATCTACTGAAGAGGTTCTTAAAGAGTTAACTAATGAAGTTAATGATTTATTAGACCAAGAGGAGGAGTCACCTAAAGGAGGTAGACCTAAAGTAGATAAGAGTGGTATGGTAGAAACCTTCTCTAAACTAATTGAAGAGGGTTTATTAATTGGCTTTGAAGATGATAAGTCAATGGATGAATACTCTCTTAAAGATTGGAAGGAACTCTTGCAAGCAAACTTTGAAGAAAAGGAGCGAGCAATTAGAGAGCAAACTCCAAAAGAGTTCTTTGAAGCACTTCCTGAAGAACTTCAGTATGCTGCTCAGTATGTAGCTAATGGCGGTACAGATCTTAGAGGTTTGTTCGGTGCATTAGCACAAGTAGAAGAGGTACGTGGTCTAGATCCTACAGATGAGATGGATCAAGAACAGATTGTACGTTCTTACTTGCGTGCTACTGGGTTTGGTAATGATGAAGATATTGATGAGGAGATTGTAACTTGGAAAGACTTAGGCAAGTTGGAACAACAAGCTAATAAGTTTAAACCAAAGTTGGATAAGATGCAAGAGTCTATTGTAGCCCAAAAGATTGCTGAACAAGAGCAAATGAAGGCACAACAGGAGCAAGCAGCAGCTGCGTATATGGATAACGTATATGAGGCTCTTAAACCCTCTGAATTGGCAGGTATTAAGTTGGATAAGAAAACCCAGTCTATGTTATATGCTGGTCTTGTACAACCTAACTATCCTTCTATCTCAGGAAGAAACACAAACCTATTGGGTCATTTGTTAGAGAAGCATCAATTTGTAGAACCTAACTACCCATTAGTAGCTGAAGCACTATGGTTATTGGCTGATCCAGAAGGATATAAGTCAAAGATTATGGAGCAAGGTAAAAACAAAGTGGTTGAAAACACTGTAAGGCAACTTAAAACAGAGCAGTCTAGAAAGATTTCTAGTACTATACCTGAAGAAAAAGAGGAGCCTAAACAGCGTAAGATTCCAAGACAAACAAACATTTTTAAACGCTTTTAACAACACAAACAAACAAACAAATAAATAATTATGGCAACTCCAGTTTTAAACAATGGTATATTTCTGCGTGATACCAGCTACCAAGCTAGTTCTCACGTAGATTCATACCACCTCGTAAACATGCTGAAAAGCAGTGAACCAATGGATTTAGGTCCAGTAGACATTTGGGCTATGGCTCAAAAGGTTGAAATGCCTTTGTACCAGTTTTCTAGCTTTGGTGGCAAAAACATTATCAATGTAGACAACGCTCGTGGAGAGTACAAGTGGCAGGTTCCTGTTGCTCAAGATCTTCCTTACGTTGTTGTTGATGTAGATACTACCAATACTACTAAAGGTATTGATGGTACTAACTTCCAAATCAAATTGAACAAGCGTGTATTTGGTCATGGTGACATCGTTACTTATGATAAGTACAACGGTTTGGAAATGTACATCACTGCTGATGATATTATCCCAACTGGTGATGGTTTCATCTACACTGTTCAATTGGTAAACAACAGCAATGGTGTTTCTTTGGACAACAAATACTTGGCATCTGGTACTAAGTTCTTCCGTAAAGGTTCTGCTCGTGGTGAATACGGTGAGCGTTTCTCTGATATCGGACAGTATGGTGCTGGTTTCCGTGAATTCTACAACTACGTAGGTGGTGCAGAAGCTCACGTACACTATTCAATCTCTTCTCGTGCAGATTTGATGTTGAAGGGTGGTTTGAACGCTGATGGTACAATTCCTGTAACTGAAATCTGGCGTAACTTTGACAAGACTATGGATCCTTCAGTTACTAGCTTGGAGTCTATGGTACAAACTATGGGTAAAGATGCAGTTAAGCGTGCATTTGACAATGGTAACTTGACCCGTACTTTCTTGACTACAATGGAAGCAGCTCACTTGACTAAAGTAGCTAATGACATTGAGACCTACTTGATGTGGGGACAAGGTGGTAAGATTAAGCAAGATGGTCCAGATGATATCCGCTTATCAGTGGGTCTTTGGAAGCAGTTGGATAACAGCTTTAAGCGTGTATACAACAAGTCTAGCTTTAACTTGGATTTGTTCAAGTCTGAGATTTATAACTTCTACTTGGGTAAGGTTGACTTCCAAGGTCCAGATCCTAAGCGTCAGTTGATTGTACAAACTGGTATGGGTGGTATGAAGTTGGTTAACGAGGCTATCAAGAAAGAGGCTATCCAATCTGGTATGATCATCAATGCTCAAGAAATTGGTGCTATTACTGGTAAAGGTATGGACTTGAATTTTGGATTTGCTTACACCAGCTATGTAATTCCTTTCTTGGCTAACGTTAAGTTTGTATTGAACCCTGCATTTGACAACTTACACACTAACGATATTGAAAACCCCTTGATTGATGGTTTCCCATTG